TTCTAAACATCTATCTCTTCCGTATTTATCAACTTTGAATGTATTCTGATATTTAGATCCAGTTGCACCTTCGATATATGGATTATTTCTCCCTATGTATACATTGTTTGGATCCTTCACCCATTCTCCCATATCCTTATAACCCATTTTGATAAGATTAGGTTTGTGTACATTAACGACTTTAGTAGTTTTATCGCCTTGGTTCATTTTTGATTGTTTGTTATTTTACAATATTATTATATAATTCTCATATTATTTTATATTCAATTTTATAAAAAATTGAATATAAAAAATTATTGTTGATGCTTATTAAACTTTGTATAATATGAATACTAACGTTTCTGATTAGTCAAAAAGTGTACAAAACTATATAAATGGAAAACAATGTTGAAATTGATGAGCGTGTGATTCTCGAGACACATTTCGATTACTATGTAAGGGAATGCGATTATATCCCAAACGAATCAGACGTTTCAATCAAAGACTCATTGAGACAAAATTCGCCTAGACCTGATAATTTCATTGAAGGACAACTTCTTAAAACAAAATCATCATCTGATCCCGGTAAATTAAATAAAATCACGGGAGCATGGCTCGAAAATAGAATGAGAAAATTTGGTTCAGATAAAAATATTAAACAAAGTTCTACAATAATTAAAGATGTACGTTTACGAAGCGTATTATACAACCGAAATGATCTAAATAGCTTTATTCGTTTTTGTGAATCAGTTAGCAAGGAAACTCTATATATGGTTTATTTTTACATTGAAACAGTAAATGCAAGTGAACTGATTATTAAAACTTACACCGGTTTTGATAAAGCAGAACAAATAATTAGAAGGTATATTACTCCCAGTTTAATTACATTGTCTGATGAGGAAACAACAGATATGAATCATAAGTTTTATTTTAGGGAACGAACTCTTTTTGAACGTGTTTTGAGACGTGTCGGGTTTCATCTTGAAATTATTTTCAGCAAATGGCTCAATGAGTAGTATTGTTTTGTTTTTTATTTTATTTTGTATTTTTAAATTTAGTTATTATTCTGTTTTTCTTTTGGTGGTGGTGGGGCAACATATTTATCACTGTCATCATATTTACCTACCAATTCATTAAATTGATTTACTTTTTCTACTGGTATTTTGGGACCAACTAAATCGCCATCATTAATTGCGCTCAGTGTTTTGAATTTTTCTTTTATAATTTCACATATACGTTCTTCATACGATTTTGCACAAAAAATTATCTTTTGTATTGCTGGAGTCTTGGCATTGGCGCGGTTTATACGTCCAAGCGCTTGTTTGACATCGGTTGCATTCCAAGAAGGTGATATAATACTCATTCTTGGTCGTCCATGTAGATCATGTAGTGACACACCTACACCACCGGCTTGAATCATTGCAACAATAACTTTCTCTTTATTGCTCTGAAAATCTTTTATATTTCCATCTCGTTCTTCTGTACTCTGACCGCCCACAATAATACATGAGGAATTGAGGTGATGACATAATTGATATAATGTCTCTGTAAAATTAACAAATATAGCTACAGAATAACCATTATCTAATGCTTCCTCGGCTATATCCACAAATGTTGGAACCTTGAGTAATTCTATCCTTTGTCTAGCTCTTATTATTTTTCCCAAACCGTCAGCTCTTGTCTCTTTATTCTTTAATTCTTCCATTGCTAGATTAATTTCGTCATAAAGTTTATCAATTTCATTATAATTTTCCATATAATAACACTGTGAAATTATATTATTTTTGGGAAATAAGTTACCTAATTCTTTTATTTTCATACGTGATCCATATTTTGGAAATAATGTTTTGTGTATAATATCTAATTTTATTTGTTCTTCATCAAGATTTTTATTTGCATATTTTATTTTGTTAATAACCATTTGTTTCCTCATCCAATCATTGAATTTTTTGATTCCGTTATAAAGACCAAATACTGTTCCGAAAACAGAAAATGCAATCAATTTATCTGCGAGTGTTGCACTAAGTAATAAGACTTTGATCCCTGAAGTTTGGGCGCTAAGTAATAGTTTACTGGTTGAAGTCTTATGGTTTTTACATCTATGGGCTTCGTCAAATATCACGATAGAATCAAATGGCAATTGAAATATAAAATCGATTTTATCGCCAACTTTAATCTTATCAAAATATGGACAGTCAACTCTTTCAAAATCATTCGTATAGTATTTACCACCTTTTAACATCTCATAATTAGCAATTCCTCTCAAATTAACATTAAATTTTTTGCATACATCAATCCATGTATTAATAACCGATTTGGGACATATAATAAAAGGTTCTAATTTTTTTATTTTACATAAAGCAATAGCACAATATGTCTTTCCTGTACCAGTATCACTAGCATCTAAGATACAGTTTGATCCTTTTAGGGATTCATCTAATTGTAATACATGAGCGACTTGAAATGATAATAATTCATTTGCTATCAGTGGATCCATTTTGTTAATTTGTTTATATCTATACTCTTCATAAAAAAGTATATCACTTAATAACTTTATATTTTGTTATAATTAATATCAAATTTTTTATGTAATTTGATGTTCTAAATGTTATAGAAAAACAAATTGTTATGATATACAATATAAAATAAATAGAAATAATCCTATAAGTTGCACAAAATGTAAGTAAATTATATCAATATATGTTGTAATTCAATAGCATCGTGAACAGCATCTGGTAAATTATCCTTATATAATGAATCTGTATTATTGAAATAAATAAATATATCCATTTCTTCCTTTGTATTATTACTTCTAATAAATTTACCCAATTCTTTTAGTGATTTCTTTGAATACGATCCTTCATATTTATCCGCTGTGCCATGCATTCTTACGTACATAACATCTAATTGTTGTGAATTAATTAAATTATTATATTCATCAAAGCTCGGATAATATTTGTTGTCAATATTAGTTACAGCGATAATCCAATGTTTTTTCTTTTCAAATAGATCATTTAATTTAGTTAAATTGTCTAGTAAATACCACGATATGTTTCTAAATTCAAATACAAAATTCATATGTGTCTTTGCTTTATCGTAGTATTTAGACAAATCATTAAGTTTTTTTATATTGTCATCAGAATATTTAAAATTGGGAGGAAACTGAAATAGTAAACATTTGACTTTTTTCATTCCGATAAATGGTTTGATGAATTCTCTCAGTCTATTAAATTTTCTATAATGTGTTATTGATCTATTGACTTTGATTGAATATACAAAATTATCTGGTGAATTATTAATAATTTTATCCCATGTTGATTTTTTATAAAAATTGTAAAACGATGCATTTATTTCCACGGTATTAAATGTCTTATCATAAACATCAAATTTATCATATTCTGATTTATTCCACCATTCGTATTTGTATCCGCTAGTTCCAATAAATATATTTTGTAATTTACTTATTGACTCCGGTTTAACTAGAACTTGAGGTCCCGTTTTATAATTAATGGGAACTGGTAAGTCGAATATATCCTTTTTAATTATATCATACTGGTATAGTTCTTTGTACGACTTCCACCATTTTTCTCGTTCTTCTTCAGTAATTTTATGATATTTTCTTAACGTGTTAAATTTATTTAAATCAATTTGTTTCGGATCATTCAAATAAATAATACCCAATGCTTCTTTATTTTGAATTAATAATAAGGGTTTATGAGAAATATCTTTAAGGTATAGAGATTTTACTATAATACTTTTCTCATTATCTGTGATATAGGAACCATGTGGATAAACTATTATAATTCCTCGATATATATTATTTAATATTTCATTAAATTTATCCATTATATTATATTTAACTGATAAACAAATTTTAATTTATTGTATAATATCTTTTGATGATTGCTTAATACAATGTTGACAGATACCGTCCTTATCTAATCTTTCAATAAAATTAATGTAATTACATCTATTGCATTTTTTTGTTACTCCGTCAAATTCCATTTTTATAATTCTTCTGTTACTCAATAACAAAGTGGGAATATAGTGTTGAAAAATATTAAATAGTTCATTGTCATCGTCAGACCTTGTGCACGAATATTGTTTTCCGATTAGTTCAATATATCCAACAGAATCATCAAATCTATCATAAAATTCAAATATGAATTTGTTTAGCCTTTCAAGTTCGTCAGGATTCATTATGCAAATCGCTCTATTATACACATCTTTTTTTATTAAAATTTTTGGATATGTTTTGATGTAATTATTGTATTCATCTACCTGAAGATCATTCGAAGCAAATGTTCTAATTATTCTGATATCTTTCACAAAAACTGGTACTTTAATTAATGGTAAATCATTTATTGAATTAAGTATTATGAGTCTATTATTGTATAATGCGCTAATTTTTTCGACCTCGTTCCTAACTTTTTCAGTTAATTCCTTCGAATTTAATAAGATGTACGATTTGAAATTGGAGGGAATATGCATAAAATGTGTATGTATTTGTTTATAAAAATGAGTTTCCCATTTTTGAAAAAAGTCACAATCAATAGGACATGATTTTAATTCTATAATTCCAAAAGGAATTATAAAATCGAATTCTGTAATATCGCAAAATTTACTGGAACTAACTTCTATCTCCTCTAATAATTTAACGCCTCTTTTGAAGGGTATATTGTTCTTTTTAAGAAAATTTTCACATTTATTTTCAAAAAAATTATTTTTATTACATTTTGTTTTTATCTTCCATCTTTTATTATTACTGTTATCTACTTCATTAAATTTACGTTTTAGTGTCGAAAACATTATTTATACAACTGATAGTCTTCGTTTTTACTATAAATAAAAATATTATTGTGATTATTACGTTAAAACCTCATAATAAATGTGTTTATTAAGATTTGTTTTCTATCAATTTTTTATTTATTAGTTTTGGTCTAACCATATGGTAGGCATCGTCATTCAACTGATAGTAATAATCTTTTTCAACACCTGATATTTTGAATCCAACTGATTTATATAAATTTTGTGCTAATTTATTTGTGACTCTGACATGAAGAGATATCTCACGTTCAGGAAATTTTTCTAAAACTTTTTTTATTAGTTGTTTACCGTGTCCTTTACCTCTGTGCGAATTAAGAACACCCAAACTTATTATTGTAAATGTGCGCGAACCATTACATTCTGTCATTCCATAAACGATATAGCCAATAGAAGTATTATTTTCTTTCAAAATAAATCCTTGCTGTAATTTACATAATCTAACGAAATAAGGTAAATCATATACAATTTCATCACTAAATATCGATTGATTTAGTTTGAGTAATTCTTCAGCGTCTGTTAAATCTATTACTTTTAAATTAATCATGTGTTTATTATTATAATATATTATAGGGTTTTTCTTTTATAAATAAATAAATCAATATTTTTTTAAATATTTATTTTAATCTGATTTTATTTCGATGTCGCATACTACGGGTAAATGATCGCTGATCAATGTCGGAATTGTAAAACTGTTCAATACTTTATGAGGATAATTTTTACTAAAATATATGTAATCCACGCGTTTCATCGACCAGACAGATACATTTTCTCTTCCCCTTTTTGTCCATTTGAATGAATCTGTGTATCCGTTTTCATTCATCAAATCTGTTACTAATGTCATCGTTTTTATATACCTTTTTTGATTCGAATTTATAATATGACTCCATTCTTCTTCAGTGTAATCATCTTTTTTTAAACTATTGAAATCGCCCATAATAATTACATCTTTAAAACCTCGTCTTTGAATGTGTTGTAATATTAGATTCATTTGGGTCAAACGTGTTTGTTCGCTCTCATCATATACATCTAAATGTGTCAAAGCAATATTTACAATGTTATTATTTATTAATATTATTGCGTATATCACATATCTATTTTCTTTGTTTATCGGATCTTGACCTAAACAAACAACCTCAGATGAAATTATTGGATATTTACTTAATATGACATTTATACCTTGTTTAAATTTTTCAGTATTACATAGTGAAAAATATTTGTATTCAGTATCCAAAAAATGTGTATTGTAAATATCTGTAGGTGATTTACTAAATGAAACTGCTTCATTCAAACCGATTATATCTGGATTCGATTTTGATATAAGATTTTTGACTTCGGTAATGTTCGGTATATGTTTATAATCAGACCATTGATGAACATTAAATGTCATTATTCTTAGTGTTTTTTCTGTTTTATCGTAATTTGTTGTATTATCCTTACCGGAATCAACGTATTCAACAAAATGTTTAATTAATTGATCCCGGTTCATGTATATATCTGTTAATAGATAATGTAAGCATAATTATATTTTTAATATTTTTAGTATTTTTATCAATTTTTATCAATAATAAATATTGATATTTTTATATTAAGATTGTGTCACATTAATAAAATTCAACCAATCATATTACTTATTTTTGTATTAATGGAACCTAACTCTGAAAAATCGATCATAATGATAAGTGGAAAACAATCTATCGGCAAAGCAGCTGCTGTTGATTTTTTATTTGGTATGATGGAACCAGTAAAATCTAAAGTAACAATTATACTGGTAAGTGGAAAGCGATCTTCTGGTAAAGATACAGCTGCCGAAATAATTAAACAATATATTAAAGATAGTAAACAATATAATACTGAAATCGATTCAATTGCTCTCGCATACGCTACAAAAGTTGGTTATTGTAAAGAAAATAATTTAGATTTAGATCGGATGGTTAATGATTATGCATTTAAGGAATCTCATCGAATGGGACTTCTTAAATATTATTTAACACATAATGATCCACTTTGGTATTCAGATTATGTATTAGAATATATCGAATCCAAACATAATAATGAAAATATTAATTATTTCGTTATACCCGATTTAAGAATATTGGCCCATACTAATGTTTTTAAATCGCCGATAGTAATAAATAAACTTAGTGTTAAATGTCTTTTCATCAGAATAAATGCTACAGAAGAAACAAAAAAATCAAGAGGATGGATAAAAAAAGATTGCGATGATGATTATACTGAAACGGAATTAGATAATTATACTGGTTTTGATATTATTATAAACAACGATGGAACAGTGGAAGAATTACAAAATAAGTTATATAACTTTTTATCAAATAATTTTTAATTTATTTATTTTCAGAAACTGATAATCTCAACACAAGATTATCACGTGTTTGTGTAAAAAAATGTTCAATTGTTCTGAATGTTTCACTATCAGTTTTCATGAGAAGATACAATATATTCAATGCGATTATTAATTGTGGTAATTGCATAAGTTGTAAAAATGTTCCCATAACGACAAAATTTACATTATCTGGAGAAATACCATGATCATTTTTAACAAAAATAACACTAGTTACCAGTGTTGAATAATACGGGGCGAGATGTAATAAACTGCCATTAAATAACGATATTTCAAAAAATGTAACAATAACAAAACTTAATACAGAATATTGAATGAATGGGTAATAATCCAATCGATGCACCAAGTGTTCTCTACTGAAGTATATTAAATAAGCTGACGCAGTCATAAAGACCAAATACCAAGGTAATTTAACGCCAAAACCCCATAATATAATGTTAATACTTAAACACAGATTTACTTCATTCGTTCCGAAAAATTTATTTCCAGCTGTCAGTTTCTTCGTGAAACATGCCTGCCAATGGTCGCAATAATAAATAGCTGTAACGGTCAAAAACCATAATGTTTGAAATCCAAAAGGCACTCGAAGAATGTGATTTGTTATGATGAATGCAAACACAGCTGAATATGAATCACAAATATGATCAAGTAATTCTCCCAATAAACTTGATTTATTTGTCCGTCTCGCATGTTTACCATCCATATTGTCGAACAGATCGTAAAGGAGCCAAAAAAGTCCAGCAAATACACCGAAAAATTTGAGATCGTTGACAACGAGTAGCATTGACAATGATGAACATAGTAGGCCAATTAATGTTAATACATTAGGATGAACCCATTGTGGAACATACTCTACAGCTTTATTACACAATGGCGACATTACATATTTATAATAATAATTTTCAATTGGTGCTACATATTTGTAACTAATTTTTTTAACATTAGTTTGCAAATTATTTGAAGTATCACAATCTGTCAATTTTGTATCATGACTTGATAAATTTGTTGCAGTATCTTTGCGAACAACGTTCGTGTCTTCGTCCGTTTGCATTTCGATTACAGTATACTCATTATAATAAATTAACGCGACATACTAATACATTATTGTTCAATTTTTTTTATTTTATAATTTTATACCAATGATGCAGGGTGTATATGTGATGAATCAAAATTATCTAATAAACTCGGCAATCCAGATGAGCCAGAGCCAATTGGTTTCATTATTTCTACACTTTTTGGATGGGTACTACCAATTACAACAATTGCAGGTAATGCACAAATTATTATCAGTACAATTAGTGTACATATTATGATACAGTAAATTGGGATCATCTATATCAATGTATCAATATACTATTATATTTGTATTAATATATTATGGAAAAAATAATAATATTTTAATAAAATATTGATTAATTAACAGTTAATGATATGCCATATATATTAGTATTTAATAAATCACACGTACTTGTACAATATATTATCAATATGCTCAAACAACTCAACAATGTAAATAAGACTCAACCAACACAATCTGGTCAACCAGTACAATCAGTACAACCTGGACAATACGGTCAACCAGTACAACCTGGACAATACGGTCAACCAATGCAACCTGGACAATACGGTCAACCAGTACAACCTGGACAACCTGGACAATACGGTCAACCAGTACAACCTGGACAACCGCCCAATCAATACGGACAGCAACAACCACCCAATCAATACGGACAACAACAACCGCCCAATCAATACGGACAACAACAACCGCCCAATCAATACGGACAACAACAACCGCCCAATCAATACGGACA